GTACCGTCTCGGTTCTTGGAGTTAGGAACGGGGTTAACGACTCTAGCAAACAGTTTCTCGGTGGACTGAACGTCGACTACGAACGGATGGTGGCAGCAAAGGACACCCTCTTCCGGGGCAACAAAGGTTGACATATTCGTACCAGACGCAGTAACGTCAGTGGCATTAGCCGCACTAAGAGCGTAGCCACCGGGGGCCACAAGACCAGTAAGGGTTACGACACCGGCGGACTCAATGGCATGAACGATCTGGCTGTTCTGATTGACTACATTAGCAAAGACCGGGGCCAGAAGCAGGTAGTCATTATCAAGACCACCAGTCATGTTGGCACCAGAAACCGTGGTATTATCAGCGGACTCAGACAGAGCGTAGTTTGTACTAGCACCAACGCCAAGGGACGTGATAGTAACAGTACCGCCGGTATTAGAGGCGGCAACGATCTGGCTGTCAGCATTGATTACGCTAGCAAGGTTCTCGCCCGTCTCGTCTTCGTCAGCACCAATGGTCACTTCAAACGGATTAGTGGCACTAGTAACAAAGGTGTAGGTTTCGGTGTCGATGGTAACGGTGTCAGTATCGGACGGAACACCACCGGCAATGATGATAGAACCAGTGGAGCCAACCGGTTGAAGTTCAACATCAAACGGGTCAACAGCCGTGGTCTTAAAGGTATAGACCTCATCACCAATCTCGACGTACTCGCCGTCAACGGGACCACCACCGGCGGCAAAGGTAAAGCTACCGGTGCTCAGAGTGGGATCAAGGCTCGGGGCGCTAGCGCCACCATACAAATAATAAGGGTGGGAATGAGGAACGCCAGACACACGAATAAACTCGTAGCCATCGGCGATCTCAACCCACCCGTCACTAGGTTCAATGTAGTAGTTTTCGGTCACAGTGGCCATTTTTATGGTCCTTTCTGCTAGATTTTAAGGGATGGGAAGGGGCCACTTGGACCCCCTCCCAGTTAGGTTACTACCCGTTGATGCGGACAATCCTGCGCCGGTCGCGTACGTTGGGCGTAAGCGCCACGTCGAACCGGACTTGGTGTTCCCCGGTGTTGAACACCGAGTTCTGCCACATGCGGACGCTCAGCGGGAGCTTGGTAAGCGACTTGCGCGCACCAATACCCGTGGCGGGCATAATCAGGTCGGCAGTGTTGACCACGACGGCATTCTTGTTCAGAATGGCACGCGGAACAACGGTCGTACCGGCCGTCATCTTCCAGGTAATCGTAGCCGAACCGCTCGGAGCAGCCGACACCGTAGCGTGAGCGGTGTTCACGCGATCGGTGTTGTTAGCCGGGGAGCTAACCGGAACGATGATCGCCGGGAAGATACGGATGGTGACCAGACCACCAGTGGCGGTGTAATCACCAATCACCCGGAATTGCTGAAGGTGGCCCAGCGGGGTTTGACGACGGTTGTCGTAGGCGTACACACCGTCAATGGTAAACACTTCGCCGTCCTTGATGGTTTCGGTGCCGTTACCAATGTCGATGTCCAGCAGTTGGGTCATGTACTGACCCGGAGCCGGGCTGATCGCGACGTCCTTGTAGTCCACGTTCTGGCTAGCACCAGCAACCGTCGAAGAGCCATGACTACCAGCAGTAATCGGGCCGAGCTGTTGGGTGAACAGAGTCGGAATACCCGCGATGGAGCCTTCCCAGCCGGAGCGATAGACACCAGAACCAAGGCCAGACAGCGAGGCGTTACCGGCGTCGGAGGCCGACTGTTTGACCACTTCCGAACCGAGGGCCTGCTTGTCGCCATAGGTCAGAACCGCACGAAGGTCGGTGTCTTCAACACCTTCTTCCTTCAGGCGGGTATAGCCAGAAGCAACGTCGTCATAGACGGACACCGCGTTACCCGGAGTACCCAGCCAGTTATTCGAGGCGTTAACCGCGTACGACAGAATATAGGCGTCGATCTGTTCGGCAAGATTTAGAGCGGCGGCCTTCAGGGCTTCCGACTCACGGGCCGCACCGATGTCCCGAATCTTCACGAAGTCGCCCCAGCCCATCGAGGAACCGAAGACGTCGCGAACCTTGTATTGTTCCGAGCCGAACACGGTGTCTTGGACGCCCGTCGAGGACAGGTTAAAGACGCCATCTTGGCTATGGGTGACAAGGTAACGAGGGGTGACCTGCTCGACAACAGTCAGACCGTTACGGTCGTTCATTTCATTGTCGAACTTACGCCAAGTAACGAGGTCAGCGGCGGTCAGGTTGTTTTGAAAAATAGCGGCAAAGGCGTTAAGGACTAGCTTTGCCTGGTCGACAGTGACATCAGCCATCTATCATTCCTTTCTTCTTATGAGTGATCTACTTCTTTTTGCCGAAGAAAGCAGCCTCAAAAGCGTCAAGGTCGTCAGTGTCCGGTTGGACGGAAATAAACGCACCATTGGCACCACGAGCCCTTGCATTAGGCGGGGGCGGAGTGGGAGCCTTAGACACTTTAGGTTTTGCAGAACTCTTCTTCGACTCTACTTCGAGGAACTTCGCTTCGATCCGACCCAGCGCGAGGGTCGCTTTTTGTGCGCCGCTGTTTACGATCTGGCGTGCTTCCTCAGGGTTACTGGCGAGGTAGTAGAGAACGTCCGGCCCTTTATCCATATTCAGGATAAGACCAGACAGGTACTCAGCGTAGCTTTCTTCCAAGGTGGTGAACTGGTTGAGTAGGGCTTGGCCCTTTTCCTGAAAGTCAGGGTAGTCGGCCTTAACCGCTTCAACCTTTTCTTGCCACGCTTGGGCTGCGGCTTCTTGAGCTTTACGGGTTTCCTCTTCTTGCTTGGCCCTAGCAATCTCAGCCTCAACCGCCTTCTTCTCTTGGGCAAGAGTATAGCGGGTCAGGTCACGAATGTACTGAGGGTCAAACTCTCCGAGTTCGTACTTGGGCGTACCGTCCTCGTTAACGTCGTCGGGCGACGGCTCCTTCTCTTCGGCTACAGGTTCCTGTTTAGGTTCAGACTTCTGTTGCTGAAGTTCCGCTAGCTTACGCTCGAACTCTTGACGGAGGGCTTCAACTTCTCGCTTGGCCTCTTCACGTTGCCGGACGAGTTCGTTGATACGCTCTTGGACGGTCTGCTTACGGGGCTTCTCGTCCTTTTCTTCTACTACTTCCTCTTCTTCTTCTACTTCATCATCTTGAGACTCAGGTTCGTCCCCATCAGCCTCCTCTACTGGACCTTGTTCCGCGTCCGTCGATTGGTTATCTTCGGTTTCTTCTTCCTGACCGTCGCCTTCGTCACTGGTCGGTGACTCGGGTTTGGCCTCTTCTGAACTCTGACCAAAGAATTCAGTGGAGAAGGCGTCAAGATCTTCAGTGGTAGTCTCTTGGGGCTGTTCCGAATACTCACTCATTTAAGAAATAGCGGTCCTTTAACCGATGCTCGCCTGTTGCATTGCGCCTAGGTCCAACTCGGTCGGCATAGCTTCTTCACCGAGTTGGGGCGGAGGGTTAGTGTCGACGATTTCTTGAGCAAGTTCCGCAAGGAACTGGTCAATGTCGTCCTCAGAGTCTTCCGCAAGTTCAGCGATGGCCTTGGTCTCAGCCTCGTCCTCTACGCCGAAGTTACGGTTCATAGCAGCGATTCGTTTCGTCTTAGCGTCGTACGCATCGAGCTGGAGTTTGTACCACTCAAGCGACTTATCTTGCTTGAGCGCTTGATTTTCCATCGTGAGTTTGTCCAGAGCTTCCTTCATGGCCACGATCTCTTCGGGACTCGGAAGCTCAGCCGCACCCTCACGTTCCTTTTCATCAAGGTATTGGGGCGGAATGGTCTTCTTAAGCCGGGTGGCAAGCTCCTCGGCACCTGGCCAATCTTGGGCCTTAGCCACAAGGTCACCGGCAACGGCCATGAGTTGGGGCCACACTTGGATGGCTTCCATCATAGCGGTGGCGGCTTCTTGCCTACGGGTGGTGTAAGACGTACCAGTGGACAGTGCCACGTCATACTTACCGATACCAAGATCAACGGACGCTTCGTCCATTGGGTCATTAATACGCTGGAACTTCACCGACTCGTCGGGACCAACCAATCGGATGACTCGGGTGCCATCGTAGATTTGAGGGATCAGTTGGTTGATGACGTCACCGCCCTCAAGGATGGCAGCATCAGCGTTGTCATAGTACGTCTTGGAGGCAATGTCCCCTTCTCGTTGCCGGGACAGAATCGCCTTACCGCTGGTTTCATTAGACTTAATACCAAGGCTGGCGTCGTGAATACCCGTAACATCTTTCATGTCTTGGGTGTTCATCTGGACCTCAGTGAAGAGGGC